ACTTCCTGTTTCATCGTATACACTTACATTACAGCTTGTTGTTGTTATATCTCTCATCATTATTGTATAAGATCCTGCTGGTGCATCTATCATCTGTCCATTAACAAATGGAACTCCTAAAAACTCAACACTACTATAATCTATATTCCAGTCTTCAGAATCTACACGTACATCCCTAATAAATAATTTATCTTTAAGATCCACACTATATCTAAACTTATCTAAGTTAAAACTACCAATTGACGGATCAAAATTTTCTACATTATATCTAATTTGAAAAAACTGAAATTCTTTATCAAAGCCGCCTACTGTTAGATAACCATCGTTGGTAGCAGTGTTAGCACTAAACGTGCTAATATTTACGTTTCCATTAGCATAAAAAGGATTAGATACAGCATATCTTATTTGTACGTTCTGATTAATAATACTCGGATCTATACCTACAAAAGTAGATTCTAAGTCATCTCTGTACTGCCCTAAATTAACTAATTGATAAGTAGCCCCAGAATCTGAAGTAGCTGTAGTTAGATTAGGCAAGGCATTAGTTACTGAATAGTTAGCCCCTATTTCATGAGCTAATTTACCAGCACTATCTTTAATAGGATTACCATTAGCAAAATATGCTTGTCCTAAAGAAAGAGCATTTGCATTAGCAATTCCCGATATTAAAGCGTAAGAATTGGTATTTGAAATGTCTCCTGTAAATTGCCCCGGATTCCACACAGCATAAACTGACCCTCTAAAGTTAGCTGCTGTAATGGTAGAAGTTAAATCTAAAGCGTCAGTACCAGTTTTAGAAGTAATAGTATTATTAATTAGACTATCATATATAACAGTAGACTCTCCAGAATCTAATACTCCGTGCGGAGATTCTACTTGAAAATATGTTCCTACACCATTAGCACTAGGACTACCTATAGTACCACTTATATTTCTATCAACTAATATAGTACTATCATTAGATACTTCTGTGGAGCTGGTGTTTACGATGTCATATTCACTATGCCAAGATCTAGTACCGAAAGGCTGACCTGAAGTATCAAGAATTACTTTTCCTTTAATGATAGAGCCTACATCTCTAATCTGAGTTACATATGAAGCATTTGCAGAGGCTTGTAAATCAGTCACATCTGAAACAGTTGCCCAACCAGAAGCAAAACCGTTCGATAAATCAATTAAAGTAGCTCCTGGAGCAGAAGTACCTCCTGTTAAAGTATTTTGGCTTGGAAAATTACCATGTTGAAGTTCTTCGGATTCATTATTATTAGTAATACTTTGTCCTCTATAATTAACTGCAAAATCTAGATCTGGATTATCCTCACTAAAAGCTAGAAAAGTATGTAAGTCTGCTGGTCTAGCAGGTGTAAACACTGTCGCTACAATACTACTTTTATTACCGCTAGTATCGATTGCTTGAGCCATATAAGTAGAAGTACCAAATGTAGGAATCGGTATACTAGCAGAGCTAGAAGGTGAAGAAACAGAAACAAGAATAGCTCCTGCACCAAATTCTTGTAAAACTATTTCTGGATTACGTACATCAATAGATTTTCCTACACGTCTAATCTCAATTTTTTCTAAGTCTAAGTCTCTTAAACTTCCTGACACATCTCGTTGTAGTTGCCATGAAAATACTAATTGATCTAATAACTGACCTACTTGAAACTCTCTTACTGGTAGAGGCGGAGTTCTTTTACCTGGTAAAGAGGTAAATATCTCTACAGGTTCTCCTCTAATAGCACCATTTAAAGGAGTTACTTTTATTAAAATTCTATTTGGATTATTTCTTGGACCTCTATCTAGATTATTAATAGTAAAACTTATTTTTTCTACGCCTGCCTCTGTAGATGTAGTGTTATTTGGTATTTTCACTACATTAAAATTAGTTAAATTAGTAATAGTATTATTATCATCTGCTAAAGTAGTTCTTGTAGAGCCCGCCAGTTTATAAGCGATTTCATAATCGGTCACATCTCTAAAGTTAATTTTATCAAATTTAACTGTTACTCTTAAACTAACTCCTCTAAGTACGTCGATATATAAGGAATCGTCAACAACTAGATTTTGTACTCTAGGAATAGGAATATTTCTAATAAATACTGATTGAGTATTATATTCACTTCTTCTTCTAGCTGTATTTATATTTCTAGCACGTACTAAAGTTAACCCAATCGGATTATCTTTTATTATTCTCTGACCGGTTGAACCGAAAAAAAGATCTTCAAAATCTGCGGTGCTACTTAAAGAGTATCCACCGGTATTAGCCAAGTTAAAGTAACCAGGATACGTAGTAGCTTCGTAACCAAAACTTACAGTTCCTTTCTTACTTCCTGCAATAGCAACTACATTAGAAATAGTTCCCAAAGGATCTTCTGTTATATTAGTAGCTGTTCTTCCAGATAAAATAGCTCTTGGAGCTTCTGAAAGTTTGACTCGATAAATTGAGTTTGCTGTTAAAGCAGCATTGTAACTTGGATCAGTAGGATCATAGCTTACATTAGCTATAGAATAAGTATTACCCGAAAGAATTGATATATTATCGCCTTTTTCTATTAAAGGCTCACTATAATGATCAACCTCTGTTCTAATCTTATTTGCTGAGATAGCCGCTCCTGGAGTTCTAAAAGAGTCTAAGTTTACCGTTACATATTTAGTATTAGGTATGTATGTAAAAGAGTTATCTTCTACTCCATCAATAAATACTTTAATAAAACTTGAATCTTTAGGAGTAACACCAAGTGGTTGTCTAAAGGCTGCAGAGCTTATAGTAGAAACTGAATTTTCTTTAATTACTTTTCTTTTATTTCCTCGTATATAAACCGAATTGTTAGCTGCTAAGTTTACTTCTACTAATTGAGAAATACTAACATAAAAAGGAGGATCAGGAAGTTTGTCTACTAAAGAGCCTCCCCCACTCGTATCATTACTAACTTCTACAAAACCAGAAGTTGTGTTATAATTAACTATTTCTGAAGTATATTGGGTAACTTTTGGTCTAAAAGCTGAAAAATTTTCAACAAACGAATCTGTTAGTTTTTCATTTATTGGAAAAGCTAAGAAGTCTTCTCCTTTTAATCTGTCAGGAAATAAATTAACATCATTTACTTCTAGTACGTGTTTATGAAAATTTTCATCAAAACAATTATCAAGAGAGTTAATTGTAAACCTAACATTGTTATTTACTATTTCAAAAGAATCACAAAGTAATCTAATATCTCCAACAGTGGTTGTAAAACCGTTTTTACCAAACAAAATAGCGGTTTCTGTGTTTGAAAAAGGTTCAATATTTGCAACTGTAAAATTTAAAACGGTCATTAATTTATACTTTCAATTTCTGAAAAACCATCAGGCCTGGCTAATTGATACTCTGTAGCTATTTGAATAGGATAATCAGTAACATCTGTTCCTTGTGATACTAAAAGATCGTATCTTACTGTACCGTCTTGATTTTTTCTAACTACTAAATCTAAATCTAAGTCCGGAGTAGGTGGAGACTTTCCTGGGCTAAATACTTGTTTATATGCAACTGGTTTATAAGATATTGTAGATTCAGAATCAATATACACATTAGATATATATTCTACGGCATCTATTTTAATAGTTTCAACACTATCTCTTTGCAGTTGTACTATTTTAAAAAGTTTATCATTTGTTCCTCTATAGAAATTAGAAGGATCAGTCTCGCCTAAACTCCAAATATCGCCTCTAGTTGGTTTAGTAGTGTTATCAAAACCAGAAAAATTATCAAAAGTTTTTGTAGAAGGATTAAATTGTTTAACTACAGTAAAATCAACAAAATCTAAGCCACTACTTACATTTTGATTACTTAATTCTGTTGATTGATAGCTTTGTCCATTAGAATAAATTCCTTTATGTATATTTTTAACATATGTTGTAGTGCCAGACTGAAAGTTAGTATTTGACAAAATATATAAATCTGTTTTATCTGTTTCAAACTTAGTAACTCTTAGAGCTAAAGGAAGAGTATTACTGGTTATTGTATTATTTGTAAGAGCGGGGCTAGAAAAGTGCTCTATATAAACATTAGAAGTATTTATAGTACTATTTGCTCTTACTTTTCCGCCATAACCCCACGCAAGACCTTGAGTTTGTTGCTGCACAGCAATAACATCTCCAGGAATTAAATCTAAAGCAGTTACATCAGTTCCAAAAGCAATAGATCTTCTTAAATATTTATTTACAGCAAGTAAATATTGACCATACCTAATAGCCTGACTTCTACGAGTAACTCCGTGTAAATCTATAGAAGTAATATTTTCTATCATATTCCTTTCTCTTAGAGCTTTATCATCATCTAATTGTATGCTTTCTCTTTTATAGTGATTAGATGGATTAATAAAACTGACTTCAACCCCTGTTAGTTGAGCACTTTCCATAGTTCCTGAAATAGTAAAACTATCTTTTAATATGTTAGTTTCATTAAAAATAACCGAAGGAACTTCTCCTGGCTTATCTATATTAATAGAAAGCCCTCTTGGAGTATAAACTAAAATAGCCCTTAATGTTGCACATATTTTTTCTAATAACTCAAATCCTTGACTTCGATCAGCAATAATACCATCATAAATAAATCTTCTTTCTAATACAGACGTACCTTCTGAGAGTCCTTGTAATGTTTGTCGAGGGGCTGAAAAATAGGTTCTTGGTTTATATCTATAACTTCCATCAGCTATTCCAGATACTCCTTCAAACTGTCCAGTAACAGGGTCACATGCATCACAATATTGAGCAATCTCATAAAACTTATATTTATCGATATTTTCTTCATTTATTCCAAGACCGTAAGAATCATTAGTTAATAAATCATATATAATCCAAACAGGATTTTGAGTCCACGAATAAATAAAAGTTCCATCCCAAGCACCTCTGTAAATAACAGGTTTAGTATACTTAATTGTGCTTCCAGTACTTGCTTGTCGATATCCTACGTAGCTATAAGAAAGATTACCACTGCTAGGCACCTCTACTTCTCTCCAATCAATTTCTCCATCTGATAGGGTAGGTTGATCATAATTAGAAGGTACTTTTACTAATAATCCCTTAATGACAGAAGTAAATCTAGGAATTTGTCCAGTATACTCATTATGCGCTTCTAAAGAATAACCAACTATAGCTGTTCTAGGATACGCTACAGGATCATTTTCTATTTCTGTCCAACCTAGTACTGCTATATTTTCTTGAGTTCTACTACTATCCGTATCATTACTGGTTTTTTCTATTGTAAATTTATAACCATTGCTATCAAAGTTTTTTATAACGACATCAACATCTACTTTATATGCAACATTAGTTTTTCCAGATATTCTATAAGGTACGGGATCAGCAGCTAAAGTTAATCCATCGCTTTTAAATACCGTAATTTTAAAAGTCACACTATGATCAAGAACATCTCCATCATCATTCATTTTTTGTAGAGCATTGAGTAAAAACTTAAAACGTATTGCATCCCAAGCAAATGAAGAAGTAGGCTGAAGCACTACTTTTGTAGCAGGAACACCTTCAAGATTACCTTTTTTAAGTACTATTGCACTGCCGAATTGTTGTACTTGTGTAGTTTCCTCACCAAAAAGAGGTAAAGCAGATTGATTTACGGTACCGTTTCTACTAACATATATGAACCTATCAGTAATCATAGTGCCATCATCATAATTAATAAAAGCGTCTGGACTAGATTCATTTATTTCTATATCAAAAACACCATTAGGATTAACTTTATAAACAGGTCCTTCACTGACACCAGTAGTAAGTAGCATTAAGTCTTGTGAAAACAAGTTATTATCAGCCTCAAAATTACCTCCTGAGCCTCCTTTACCTCCTTTATGTCCACTTACTTCAAATACTTTCATTTATTTCACCACCACCCTGCTGCTATTCCATAGCCAAATATATTAATACACGCAAAATATAAAGTAAGCAGCATAACCCATGCTGATCTTCTGCGCCAACTTGCATAAGCTTGTGTTATGCTTCCTATAAAAAATCCCGGATATACTAATAACATATCAGGATTAGCTGCATTAACTGCAAGAGTTAAGCTTGCAAATACTGTAAATATAAAACTTATAAGTTCGAAATAGAAAGCAACTCTATCAGTAACATAACTATTAATCCAAAAATTTTTTATTTTTTGCATTTTTAACGCCAATTTAAGCCAGGAAATAAATTACCAAATGTTCTTTTCATTATATATTCCGTGCTTCTCTCAGGGCCTTTGTCTATAGTTCTAACTTCTCCACTTAATAAATGTCCTGCTACTCTGTGCCTACCATATACTAAAGGAATAGGGGTTCCAGAATTTAGTGTGTGTTGTAAAGGACCAAAAGCATCATTTTGTCTAGCAGCAGCATCTCCTGAACCATCAGATTTTGGTGGTTTCATAATTTCCATCATTACAGCACCAATCATCATTGATACACCAACGTGCATTACAACGGTGCCTAATGCGGTTGCTGTACCGCCTGCAGCAACTGCTTGTGACCCAACCGCTACTCCCTCTACCATTTGCGCTCCTAGTTGAGGAGCATAAACAGCTACAGCAATAATTGCAGCAGCAACAAGGGCTGTTTCTAAACTAGATTTACTGCCTGCAATAATAGGGAGTAAACAAAGTTTTGCACTTTTAATCTTTTTAGAAAAATAGTCTTGAAAAGTTAGTAGCTTATTATCAACTAAGTCCACTATACTAAAATTATCTGTAATTTGCTTATTTTTGATCTGATTAATAACCGTCTTTAATTTAGGAAATGTAGCTTCAAGAGCAGATATAAGTTGTCCATAAGTTGCTACATCAAAAGTTATTTCTCTAACTTCATTAGTGTATTTTAACAAACTTTTATGAAAACGCATTTCTACTTTCATTTTAACATATCTTCCTGTAACTTTTTAAACCTTGTACTTTGAATATCTTTATCATACCAATAAACAAAAACATTATCTTCCCAACCTACTAAATAAGTATATCCTTCGTCTGCTATCTTTTTTCCATCTAAAATTGAAGGAGTAGGAGCTTCATCTGGGTGTGAATGAAAAAACCCCCAACAATCATCCTCATACTCTAATAAAGCTAAAGGATCTAATATAAAATTATTTATTGGGTCTTTACTAATATTTTTACAAGGAATATATTTAAAATCTTTTGTTACTATTCCGCAAGCTTCTTTAGGATACTCCTTAAAAGAGTGTTTTCTAAACTCTTCTTTTAGAAATTGAAGTTTTTCCATCTATATACCCCCACTGTATATCTTTTATACCATTTTCCATATGGCGCAATCCAAGAAGTATGGTCTACCATAGTTTGTAGCATTTTATTATTACCAATATACAAAGCGCAATGATTTGCTATATTTGAACTTCCTATATTCATTACTATTATATCAAAAGGTTGCAAAATGTCAACCTCTACAAAATTATTTTTTTCATTTTTGAAAAAATTTTCCATCACTCTTTCATGGGTTTTATTGTACCACGTTTCTTCTACAATATTACAATGATCCCAAGTATGTACTTTAAAATCTTCGCCAGTTTGATCAAAAATTACTTTAGCACATAAATTACCACAATCTATACCAACGGTTAAATCATTTCCTAAATGTCTGTACGGTATTCCTAAATAAGTAGTAATCCAATCAGGCATACTACGTAAAGCTTTTTCATAACTATTGCGGCAAGTTTCTTCCTGTTGCAATGAATCCCCCAAAATGAATCTGATTGTTTCTCAAAGAGCATGCTTCGTAATTTTTAGCACAAACATCCTGTGCTGAATCGCCTGTTGTAGAATTACTTACTGTAAAAAACCCATTAGCTGATTTAGTTTTACCATTAGGATAACCAGGAATAGTGCCAGTACCATCTGTAGGATACTGACACTCTTCTCCTTTATATACCCATTGACAACTGTTTTTATAAAATCTTCTTTTTGGCAATACAAACTTAAAAAATTCTAACCAATTACTAAGACTAAACTGAGCTGCTACTCTATTCAAGCCCGCTAAACTTTCTATTTTAAACACATCTTCGACATATGCGTGGGGGTCTCTAGTAGGATTTACGATATAAAGTTTATCTCCTATAATAGTATCTATTGAATTTTTAAGTTGCAAAAAGTTTCCTCTAACTTCTCTAACTTCTGAATGTTGAGTAGAGCTACCAGCTACAATAACATTATCACCTACTCTATAAGGTAATGTAGAATATACTTCTACGACGTTTGCTCTAGTTTCTCTAACAGTACTGTACTCAGGCCAATAATCTAAACAAGCTGAAAAAGTAGTTTTTACTTCTACTATTCCCCCTAATAAATCTCTAGAATCTTGTTTTAATTGTTGCCATTCTCCGTTTACTGCTAAAGTTTGTTCATATGTAAAAGCAGAATTAGCTTTTCCAGCATATATAGAGTTTAAAATTGTTTCATCATAATCTGTATGGGTTGGGTTAGTTCTTGGATCAATATTAGATACTACTTGACCACCTACAGTAGCAAATACAGAATTACTAGTATTATTACCAGAAATATATGGATTTTCTACAATTGAGGCAACCAAATTATCATAATTGGAAATCTCAAGAGTAGTTTGATTAACTCGGCCATCAGAAGAAACATCTACGCCGCCAAAATTAAGAGGATAAACTAAATACTCTACCCCACCATGATGTGCTCTATAATCAATATCAGATAAAAAATCTCCTTGAATAGAGGCAAAGTGGTATGGAAAATCTAAAGGCCACGCTAGACCTTCTCCATCATTAGAAGGATTGCCAAATTGATTAGGCGGGTAAAACTCTCCAGGATAATATATTGAAACAAGTCTAACTAGAGGAGATTGTTCAGTAGCATTTTTAAATGCAGCAAACCCTGTTTCTTCTATAGTATCAATAGTTCTAGAATAAAAACTTGAAGTACTAGAATAAGCCGGAATAGTAAAATCAAGATCTCCGAAAGACAGATTAGTATTACCACTACTACTAACAATAGATTGAATACTGACTGATTCAGCGTCTGTAAAAGTGTGACTAGTATTTGCTACTTTAACTTTAATTTTACTATTAGCTTTATCAACATCTACTATTCTTCCTTCGGTAGAAGAACTACTACCTACAACAACATTTCCGGAAAAATAATTATCTAAACTTCCGCCAGACAATGTTAAAGTATAGTCATAAACACGTGTGGACATTAATCAAATACCTCAACCAAATCAAAAGTAACACTGTAGAAATTATCAATAGGATTAGTCCCTGTCGATAATACTTGTTCAACTTGTAAACTACCGTCAAACCTAACTGTAACAGTTCCAGGCTCATTTATATGAGTTAGTTCAAACAAAAATGATTGAAACCCTCCTGATCTTGCTCTATAAAACTCCTCAATAGCTGATTTTACTATTCCTGTAATATTAGTATAGCTAATCGAATATTTTCTTTTAGGACGTCGGCTTACCAATCTTCTTTTTTCATAACCTACTTGTGATTCTGCTACGCTATAGTTATAATTTTCTTCATAACTAATACCTGACCTATCTGGTTTTCTATCTGTCATTGATTCTAGTCTTGAAATAGAAGTTTCTTTGTTAAAAGTCGTAATAGACATAGTTTCAATACCACCAGTAGGGTCGGCAGAAACATTAGAATAAGGAATAGTACTAGCAGCGTCTGTTCCTATAGTTACTCCTTGTTTTCCTAAAGTAGAAGAGGGGAAAGTAAATTCGGAAGCATTTTGAGTAACACCGCCAATACTAATTATAATATCATCTTTTACATCTATTTTACTATTTCTTGGAAGAGCAAAGTTTAGCTGGCTTCCATCTATTGCATAGCTGTTAGAGTTAACACTAACATTAGCTCCTGAATAAGTAATTGATTTAACATCTGGAAAACTTCTTAATATTTCCATAGAGCGAGGTATTCTAATTACTCTTAATTCTACATCTAAGCTAGAGATAGGGGCTTCATCAAAAACAACTGTGTTTTTTAAACTTGCATTTAAAGAATTTGTATTACTTAAAGTATATGTGTCAGTAGATTGAACAACACCGTTTATGAGAGCAATAACTTCTCCTACTTTTTCTGCTGGTTCAGCTAAGTTAAAATTAGTCTGAGTACCAGAAGCGGTATGATTAATTCTAGAAAGAGCAGGAATTAATATTGGATTAAAAAGTGCGTCATTAGGATACCTTGCTATTGCCATAATTAACCTCTCATCGCCTTTCTTACACGGCCATTATTTTGAATATCTTTAACAACCAAATCAATAATCATTTGACCAGTATCAGTTCTCACCTGAGTAGTTTCTACTTGCTGAGGTGTACCATTATTTTGAACATTTACAACTACATTATTACCAGAATTCATTTTACCTGTTGCATTAAGTTGGTTAAGGGCCGATCCTCCAATTGCTTTTGCAGCTGGTTTTCTTATAACAAACTCTCCAGGCTCTAGTAAAGCAGGCACTCTGTCTCTTCTAGCAACAACAGAACCGCCTCCGGCGAATGATTGAACTTTATTACCAAAAGGTACTGAGCCGCCGTGTGCTGCTCCAGCCCCAAATGAAGCTACTGCTTTTTGAATAGCAATTTCTAAAAACATTTGTGCAAAAGTAGCAATCATAGCAGTTTTGAAATCACCAGTAGCCGCTGCAACTGTAGCAAACGTAGCTATTGTAGCTCCAGATATATTATCTAAAAACCCAGTGGTTTGTTCTTGTGTGCCTTGTAATAAATCAGCAGTTTTTTTCTTTTCTGCATTAACATCAAGACCTCTATCAGAACCGACTATTGTGCCTCCATGTCTTAAAGCAATAGGATCAGTGACAGCACTCGATGCTCCGCCGGTTAATCTAGCAGAAGCGTCAGCTGATCTACCTGTGTTAGTTCCTGATGCAGCA